CCTGTGCGTGGACCTGCTCCAGCCCATGCGTGACGCACTCGGGCCAACCACGATCCTGTCCGGCTATCGTCCGCTGCCGCTCAACAGGCAACTCGGCAGCAAGGACAGCTCCAGGCACGTGCTGGCCCTGGCCGCTGACTTGGTCGTCTCGGGCCTGTCGCCGTTCGTGGTCTGCACATGGTACGCGCAGAGCCGCTTGCCCTTTGACCAGGTCATCCTGGAGTTCGGCCAATGGGCCCACGTGGCCCTGGCCCCGGATGGTGTTGAGCCCCGTCGCCAGTTGCTCACGGCCTACCGCGACCCCCGTGCCGGTGTGACCGTTTACAGGCTGGGTCTCTACGACATCCAGGAGTTGCCGGCATGAGCGTTGTCGGCTTCCTCTCGGACCTGCTCAAGCCGATCAACGCTGTCATCGGCAAGTTTACCAGCGAAAAGGAGAGATTGGAGGCCCAGGCCGCCCTAGTCAGGCTGGAGGTCCAGCTTTCCGAACGCATGCTCCAGTACGAGACCGGGCTCATGGATGCCCGCTCCAAGGCCATTGCAGCCGAGGCGTCGGGCAGGAGCTGGCTGCAATCCAATTGGAGGCCTTTGACGATGCTGACATTCCTGGTGCTTATCGTGGCCGACTGCCTGGGCTGGCTGCCCAGGGCCATGCCCGAGCGCGTGTGGGACATCGTGGAACTGGGCCTGGGCGGCTACGTCATCGGCCGCAGCGCCGAGAAGGTCATGCCGGGGCTGGTCAAGGCCATCAAGACGGCCGGTAAGGAGAAGTGATGGACGAGGTTGACGAGTCGCAGCGGGCCGAGGGGCTGTTCCTGGCCGAGGCCCTGGCTAGGCGTACCGCGCCCGAGGCCGTGGGCCCCGTGATCCTGGAGGGCGCGGCCTGCTGCCGCGAGTGTGGCGAGCCCATCCCGCCCGCGCGCCTGGCCGCCGTGCCGGGTGTGGGGCTGTGCGTGGAATGCCAGCGCGTTTTTGAGAGGAGCTGAGAATGAGCGAGTTGTGGAAGTGGTGGCCCATGGTTTGGGCAGGGCTAAATCTGTTGGGGCTGTGGGCCATGTGGAGTTTGTCCAGCAAGTTCGTGAGCACTCAGCACTGTCAACAGTGCCGCGATGAGCTTGGAAGACGCATCGGCGAAGTCGAGTCGGACAGCAAACACGCGCCCAAGCATGGCGACCTGAGCAAGATCTACTCGCGCATCAACGAAGTCGCCGACGACGTGAGCGACCAGGGCGGCGAGCTGCGGGGCATCCGCAGGACGCTCGAACTCATCAACCAGCATCTGATCAGCCAGGGGTCGAAGCAATGAGCACCCGAACTTACGCGCAGCTTGTGACCGAGGATCGCCGCCTGGTGATCCTGCGCGTTCTGGCGGAGGACCCCGGCTACTCCATGAACACGAGCCTGCTGCACGCGGCGCTGGGATCCCTGGGCCACACCTGCACCCGCGACCAGGTGGCCACGGACACGGCCTGGCTCAAGGAGCAGGGTCTGGTGGACACCCAGGAGGCCGGCCCGGTGACCATCGTGCGCCTGACCGGCCGCGGCGAGGACGTGGCCGCCGGCCGGACCACGGTGCCCGGCGTGCGCCGGCCCTCCCCGAGGTAGGCCATGGCCAGGCCGTCCAGCATCGACACCTTGCCGCCGGACATCCTGGAGCGCCTCCAGGAGCTGCTCCGCGATCCGCGCGTGACCCAGCTTGAGGTGACTGCGCGGATCAACCGTCTGCTGGAGGAGGTGGGCCACCCGGAGCGCCTCAGCAAGTCGGCGGTCAATCGCTACGCCCAGCGCATGGAGGAGGTCGGGGCCAAGCTCAGGCAGGCGCGTGAGGCTGCCGATATGTGGATCGGCAAACTTGGCGCCGCGCCCCAGGGCAGGGTCGGCCTCGTCGTCAACGAGATACTCCGCACGCTGGCCTTCGACCTCTCGCTCAAGATGCATGAGAGCGGATTCGATCCCGATGATGCGCCAGCCGTGGCCAAGATGATCAGGGACATGGCCCTGGGCATGGAGAAGCTGGAGCGCGCGGCCTCCGAGAACCTCAAGCGCGAGGAGGACATCCGCAAGCAGGAGCGCGAGCGCTTGGCCGCTGAGCTGGCCAGCCTGGAGAAGGCCGATGGCGGCAAGGGCCTGGACAAGGATACCTTGCGCAAGGTCCGCGCCCTGTACGGGATGGGGGGGTAGCGCGTGGCCCCGGTGATTAATCTCTACGGCTACCAGCGCCGCTGGGTCGGCGACCGCTCCCGCTTCAAGGCGGGCATGTTCGCGCGCCAGACCGGGAAGACCTTCACGACCTGCCTGGAGATCGTCGATTCCTGCTACCAGGCCGCCCTGGATGCCCGCAAGGAGCGTTGGGTCATTCTGTCCCGAGGCGAGCGCCAGGCGCGCGAGGCCATGGACGAAGGCGTCAAGCGCCATGCCTCGGCTTACGAGCTGGCCATCGAGGCCTTCGAGGGTGAGTGGAAAGGCGAGGCGACGTACAAGTCCCTGGAAGTCACCCTGCCGGGCGGCTCGCGCATCACGGCCCTGCCGGCCAACCCCGATACGGCTCGCGGCTTCTCCGCCAACGTCTTTCTCGACGAGTTCGCCTTCCACGCCGACTCCCGCAAGATATGGGCGGCGCTCTTCCCGGTCATCAGCGCCGGCCACCGGCTGCGCGTGGTCTCCACGCCAAACGGCAAGGGCAACAAATTCTACGACATCATGACCGGCGACGACCCGGTCTGGTCCAAGCACCTGGTGGACATCTACCAGGCCGTGAAGGATGGCCTGCCGCGCGACATCGAGGCCCTGCGCCGGGGCATGAACGACGCCGACGCCTGGGTCCAGGAGTACGAGTTGCAGTGGCTCGACGAGGCCAGCGCTTGGCTGCCGTTCGAGCTGCTGAACGCCTGCGAACATGACGCCGCCGGCGATCCGGACGGCTACCAGGGCGGCCCGTGCTTCGTGGGCGTGGACATCGGCGCGCGCTCGGACCTGTTCGTCATCTGGGTCCTGGAGGCCGTGGGCGACGTGCTCTGGACGCGCGAGATCATCGCCCGCAAGCGCATCTCCTTCGCGGATCAGGATGAGCTGCTCGCCGACGTGTTCCGGCGCTACCTCGTTGTGCGCGGCTGCATGGACCAGACGGGCATGGGCGAGAAGCCCGTGGAAGACGCCAAGCGCCGCCACGGATCGTCCCGCGTGGAGGGCGTGCTCTTCACCGGCCCGAGCAAGCTGCACTTGGCCACGCTCGGCAAGGAGGCCTTCGAGGACCGCCGCATCCGCATTCCCACGGGCGACGAGGCCCTGCGCTCTGACCTGCACAAGCTCAAGAAAGAGACCAGCCCCACCGGTGCGCCACGCTTTGTTGCCGAGCGCGACGGCAGCGGCCACGCCGACCGCGCCTGGGCCTGCTTCCTGGCGCTCAACGCGGCCTCCGGTACGGCCGAGGCCTTCGATTATCGCCCGGTTCGCAACCGCGTCGGCCGCGACCATGATCCCCATGCCCGCCCCGTGCGCGTCACGGGCGGTTTTTGCCGAGGAGTGCTGTAATGGCCGATCCCACGCTGTACGACCATCTGGGTCAGCCCATCCGCCGCCAGGAGCTAACCCGCGAGCACGCCGCACCCTCGCTCATGGGCGTGCGCCAAGTCTGGGATGCCGAAACCATCGCGGCCGGGCTGACGCCTGGACGGTTGGCGGCCATGCTGCGCGACGCGGCCCAGGGCGATCACCGGGCCTACCTGACCCTGGCCGAAGAAATGGAAGAACGCGATCCGCACTACGCCAGCGTGCTGGCCACGCGCAAGCGGGCCGTATCCGGCCTGGAGATCACCGTGGAGGCGGCCAGCGACGAGGCCGCCGACGTGGATCTTGCCGATGCGGTCCGCGACCTGGTCGCGCTGCCCGAGATCGGCGACCTGCTGCCGGATCTGCTGGACGCCCTGGGCAAGGGCTATGCCGTGGCCGAGATCATCTGGGACCGTACAGGCAGGACGTGGCGGCCGGAGCGCTATGAGTGGCGCGACCCCAGGCACTTCGTGTTCGACCTGGAGGACGGGCGGACCCTGCGCCTGCTGGACGAGGCCGACATGATGCGCGGCATCCCGCTGGCGCCGTACAAATTCATCGTTCACGTGCCGCGTTTGAAATCTGGCCTGCCCATTCGCGGCGGCCTGGCCCGCCTGGTGGCCGTGTCCCACATGTGCAAGAGCTACGCGCTCACGGACTGGCTGGCCTTTGCGGAAGTTTTCGGCATGCCGCTGCGCCTGGGGCGCTATGGGCCCAGCGCCAGCGAGGACGACATCCGCAAGCTCGTCTCAGCCGTGGCCAACATCGGCACGGACGCAGCCGCAGTCATCCCCGAGTCCATGCGCATCGAGTTCGTGGAAGGTGGCAAAGTCGCTGCCGGCGGCCAGGAACTGTTCCAGCGATTGGCTGAGTGGCTGGACCGGCAGGTCAGCAAGGCGGTGCTGGGCCAGACCATGACCACGG